TTTTAAGTTTAATGATGAGCGGTGCCAAAATGTCTTTAATGACTGGGCGATGAAATTCAGTGATGACTGGGTTAATAATGTCGCAAATGTTAATGCGAACAATAGCATAGCCCGATACAGCGATTTTGTAGTTGATAGGCTAAATTATAGCGAGTGTGCTACACTTAGCACCGATAGCATTATAAATAACGCAATATCAAAATACGCAAATGAGATTTTAAGGCGTGGTGGAAAAATCAAAGTAGAGTTAGAGGATATAGATACACAGGCGCAAATTGAAAAAATGCTTAATGAGCGTCTAAAAGAGCTACATTTTTGGGAAAGCCTAAAAGACGCTATCACTACTAGCTTAACTTATGGAGGCTCGCTCGTCTTTATTGATACAAATGCCGAGGACTTAGAGGAGCCTTTATATGAAAGCGGTAAAATAGCCAAAGTTAATAAAATTCAAGGGCTTAGAGTTGTCCCCCCTTATTTATTTGGCGCAGTGGATGTAGAGACAGCTAATCCTTTAAGTGCTGATTTTATGAAACCTAGCAAATGGTATGTAAGCGGTAATGATGGGCTAATTCACAATTCACGCTTTTTGCGCTTAGTATTCTTTGAGGCACCTGCGCTATTAAAGCCTTTGTATAATTTTATGGGCGTGTCTTTATGCCAGTTTATGCGAAATTATGTAGCGAGTGCCGATATAGCTAGACAAAGCTTAGCTGATATTTTCTTGCGCTTTAAAACTACAATTATCCGTAGTGATATGGTAAAAATCAACGCCTTAGAGGCAAAAGAGAGAGCATTAAGCATAAATAGACAATTTAACAATCTAGGCTCACTGCTTTTAACAAAAGATGAGGAATACCTAGAAACTATCACGCCAATAACAGGGCTAGATAAGCTAATAGCGCAAATGCTAGAAAATATAGCAGTGAGTGCTAGAATGCCTGCGGTAAAGCTTTTAGGCTTAACACCTAGTGGATTTAATGCGACAGGCGATTTTGACTTAAATAGCTATTATGATGAAATTATGAGCTTACAAAATGCGATTATAAAGCCTTTGATTGATAGAGTGCTAAGAATTCTAAGCTTAGAGCAGGGGTTAGATATTTATCCTAGCTATGAATTTGAAGTGCTACAAAAGATAAGCGAGCAAGAGCAGACGATTAACAATAATGGCGAGGCTGACCTAGTAGGCAAATTGCTACAAAATGGAGTAATTACGCCTGAGCAGGCATTCGAGTATTTAAAAGACAAAGACATAATAAAAGCGGAGTTTGATTATCAAGTAAGCGATGATGAATTCGACGCTTTAATGGAGCAGGTAAGCAATGGCGGACAAGAAAGCACCGAAACCGAAAACGCTAGAACCGATGAAGTCTAGTCTAGCTATTGAAAGAAAGCTTAGTAAAACCTTAGCTAGATTTTCAAATAGCGTTAATCGCAGTGTGTTTAAATATATACTAAGCGAGCTAAAAATTGAGCGAGACATCCCGCAAGCCTTTTTTAACTCGCTAGATAATTTACAGGCTAGACTTACACAAACAGCTAAGGATATAGGCTCAGCTACTACTAACGGCTTTATTGCTAGCATTGAAAAACTGGTAAATGCCAGCTATAAAAGGCAGGGGCTAGAATTCTCAATTATAGGGCGTAGTGAAATTGTAGAAAAAACGATTTTCAAATCTTATAGCTCGATTTTAGATTTGATTGTAAGCATACCTAGCGAAATTGTAGGGGCGTATAAGCAAGAATTGTTAAATGGCGTAGGTGATTTTAACCGAGAGAGAATAGCACAAATTGCGGAAAATGTAGGGGGAGTTAGTAGGCGTAAGGCGGAGCTAATAGCAAGAGACCAAACGCACAAAGCTACTACTAATTACGCAATGGCAAGGGCTAGTAGTTTAGGCTTTGATTATTATGTGTGGGATACTTCACACGATGAGAGAGTAAGCACAGGCAAGGGCGGACACAGGCAATTACAGGGGCGTATATACCGCTATGATAAAGACACTGCGATTGTAGATAGCTATGGCAATGTAGGACACTGCGGAAGTAGGGTAAATTGTCGATGCGTGCCTTTGACTTTAATGCTAGAACCTAATCAAAAATTAAAGCTAGTTAAAGACGCTTATGCTGGCGATTACTATGTAATTGAAAGCTAAAACTAAAAAATGTTATAATTCGCCAGCAAAATAGGGGGGCTTATGAATTTTAGCTTTTATATACTTTTAATCGCTGCGCCTTTTTTCGTTTTTTTAGCCTTACGCAGTTATTGGCTAAGCAGTGAGATTGATACCTTAAAAGAAAATAATACCGCCTTGATACTTACTAACAATAGCTTAACTGAGGCTGTAAATGTTTTACAAAATGATTTTAGCAGGGGCTTAGAGGCTATTGAGAAAATGGGCGAAAAAACTCAAAAAGAGGTTCATTATGTTACAAAGATTAAAACGCAAATTATCAAAGATAAAAATGCTAGCTGTATTGATACCACTAACGCTATTTATAACAGGCTGTGGGAGCAAACCGATAGCAATTCAAGCGCAAAAAGTGGAAAGGCTAGAAATTAAGAAAATGATAAATGTAAATAAGCCTTATTTTAACCGCAGCGCAAATGATGATTTAGGTGCTAGTCTAATGCTTTGGGATTTATACGCTTACATAAAAGAGCTAGAAAATGCCCTTGATGCCTGCGTGGAATTGGAGGGTAAATAATGGAGCTTTTAGCGAATTTTATACAAACTAGCATAGAACACGGCTATTTTGGCACGGCTTTAATGCTTTTAATCTGCTTTGGGTGCTGGCGATTATATAAATCCGAGCAAGAGAGAGGGCAAGATTTTAGCACTAGGTTCGCCGCTGAGCTTAGAACGCTAATTAACGAAAATAATGAGGCTCAGCAGTCTATAATTGCGCTTATAAAAGATATGAGCTTAAAGCAAGAAATGGAAAATAAACACAATGCCGAGCTTAGAGGCAGGCTAGAAAGCGAGTTTAAAGAGCTTAAAAGTGAGTTACATCATTTAGAGGACGATGTTAAAGATTTAAAGCGTTTTAATAACGTAGGAAACGGCTTTAATGCGAGTTCGTATGTGCCTCGACGAAGTGATAGATTTAAGGATGACTATGATAGAGATTGAGAGATTTAAACAAAATGAGATTGGCACTTGGGGCAGGCTATATTTTGGCAATTTTGAGTGCTTTACCTTTGAACCAGTAGGCGATGATGAAACTCGCAGGGGGCTAGATAGACGAATTCCTGAGGGCATTTATAATCTGCGCTGGCACGATAGCCCACGCTTTAAGCGTAGATTACCGCACTTATATAACGAGCAGGTGCCAAAAGATAGATATATTCTAATTCACTCAGGCAATTTACCTGAGCATACCGAGGGCTGTATTCTGCTAGGCTTTACAAAAAATGAACGAGGCGTTTTTGATAGTAGAGCAGCACTTAAGGAATTTTTAAGTATAATTGCGGGTAGAGATTTAAGCGATTTAAAGCTTAGAATAATTAACAATTTTTAGAGAGCAGTAATGGCTTTTCAAAGTGAAAGGAATTAAAATGCTTTTTATAGATAGCAGTTTAAGCAGACGTAGCAAAGATGAAAACGGCTTTTTGATAATCAAGGATAACCCGATTGCTAAGGCAGGCGTCTTTGATTATTTGTTAAGCGAAATTGAAAGCGATGTTAAAGAGGCAGACGATGAAATTGTGAGAGTTTGTCGAACCTTTGATGAGCTTAAAAGAGTTAAAGACAATTTTGCGAATAAGCCGATTAAATTCACGCATTTATGGGTTGGCGATGAAAACAAACAAGCAGACGGCGCAATCGGTAGCATAATCACGGCTGATGACGCTAGCGAAATGCTAAAAGCCGATTTAATCATTTATAACCCTGATTTAATCAAGGCTATTGAGAGTGGCGAAATTGTAGAGCTTAGCCCCGCTTATACGGGGAGCGTAGAAAAAACAAACGGACGCTATAATGGCGAGGCTTATGCTTATTTACAAAGTATAGGCTGTATTAACCATTTAGCAGTAGTAGAAAGGGGGCGAAGTGGTAGCGATTTAAGAATTAACGATGAATTAAGTGAAAAAAGCCAACAAAAAAACAATAAAGAGGAGGAAACAATGGCGAATTTCAAAGAGCTAAAAGAAAAACTAGCTAAAAAAATAGGCACTTTTATTGACGAATGCGCAGTAAAAGACGAGGACGAGAAAAAGACGGCTGATGAGGAGCTAGAAACTAGCGATGAGGACACTTTGGAGGATGAGGAAACCAAAGAAGTAGCGGACAATGATACTGAGGCTATAAATGATGAGGACGAAGTAGAAACCGCTGATGAGGACGAAGTAAAAACTGCTGATGAGGACAGCGAGGAAAAAACTGAGGACGGCGAAATGGACGAGCTACTACAAAAAGTAAGCGAGCTGATAGATATGAAACTAGCAGCATTCGCAGAAAAACAAAAAGGCGAGGCTAAACAAATCGGCGACGCTTATAATGAAGTAGCAAAAGCACTTGGAGCAAACTTCGAGCATAGCGGGATGAGTAGAAAACAAATCTATAAATTCGGTTATGAGACAATAAGTGGCACTAAGCTAGCTGACGGGATGGATGCCGTTACTGCGTTTAAGCTAGTAAGCAAATCTAGCAGAAAAATCAAAGACAGCGCCGCACCAAAAACAAGTGGTAAAAGCGCAATTCTAGAAAAACTTAAAAACTTTTAAGGGGGCTTAA